TTCGGCGCGGTGCCGACCAGACCGATGACGTTGTCGCCCAGGCCACCCATGGCCTCGGGGGATTCGGTGGCATTGACGGTAATGCCGTTGTGCTCGAAGTTCAGAACCTCAGCCATAGTCAGTCAGCCTTCTTGGCAGCGGCCTTCACGGCCTTGGTGGTAGGTGTTTTCAGCTCCAGTCGACCGGCGCTGTGCAGCGCACTGGCCTCGACGTCGAGCAGATCGAGTTCCTGGCCGACGCTCGACCAGTGCCCACCGCCGGTGGGGAATGGAACGAGCACGGTGTAGGTTTGGCGGGTTGCCATTTTTCGTTTCTCCATAAACGGGAAAGCCCCTCAAAGGGAGGGGCTTGGCGGGTGTTGAATGTGTTGGGCGGACAATAAAACGCCCCGGGGTGCGGGGCGTTTTATTGAGGCTCGGTGGTCGGTGAAACTGGCATGGAATCGGGCCAGCCTTCCTTGAGCATTTCATCGGAGTACGTGCCGTCCTCGATTGCCTGGAGCAATTCCAGTTCGCGGTCGAAACAAGCCTGCACGTGCGCCCTGACAGCTTTGGCAATCGCGAGAATCTGCTGCGCGCCGATCTCGATGAAACCCTCGAGCGTTTTGAAGTTGCAGCGGTAATCAGGATCGAGGATCGCCGAGATGCCAGCGCCATAGATCATCCCCGCGCTGTCACGGGAGGTTGCAACAGTTAGACCTTCCACAGAAACGACCGCGTCCTCCCGCTCATAGCGCTCGTCGGCGACCCGTTGCGCATAATCAGGAGTCACTTGCGGGAAAGGCGTTTTGACAATTTCATCGCCTACTCGACGCCAGATGCCGTCGGCTTCCTGGGTCAACCTGATAAACAACTTGTCATCGACTTTGACTGCCGAAGCGGGGATCGGGTGAACCCCTTCAATCAGGCAGGTTTGCAAGTTCGAATTCTCGTCAAACAGTGCGTATTTCATGATCTCTCCTTAACTGCCCACCGCGACCCAATGAAAGACCGTGACCCCGGGAAAGGTATGTTTTCCATAAAACGAGGTGAGACTTGACACACCGACATCCACATACCCGTTCACTGCCGACCCTGGTGTGTAGTTCAACGTCGCGTTCAGGCTGTACATGCCATTTGGAAAAGCGATCGGGAAGGCAGTGGCGATGTCCGTACCGCCATTTCCGGAGACCCTGCCCCACTGAATGATCAATCCACCGAGCCAGGACGGGAAAACGATGTAACCGTTGATGGCCTTGAGGATCTGGAATCCCCAACGAAGTTTTTTCGGCGTCACGATTGTCGTGTCGTCGGCCCCGGTGTCGGTCAACTCCTGGGTTGCAACCTTCGCCGTTCCTTGCTTGATTTCGGTCGCTTGCTGGGCCAGAGGAGCCAGCGCTGCGACGTCAATGCTTCCCTGATTGACCGGTGCGTTCCAGGCTTTGATGCACCACATGACGGCTAGGTTGCGTGGGCGCACGGTTTTCCAGTACGAGCCGGTATTGAGTGCAGTGACACCGGTGGACGTGTAGTAGATGTCACCTTTGAAACCAGGCGCCGGATCGGCATCGATCGCTTCGGAGTTGCCAATGCCCTGAACGGCGGGCGCCTCGGCATTGTCACCCTGGATCTTCGTACCGGCCTGGTAGCTGCCGACAGTTCGCCCGGCGTCTATTCCACGTCCGTGATCCCAGCCGCGCAGAAACTCACCGCGAGACTCCGGCAAGCGGAAGTTGCCCGCGCCCTCATCGCCCTTGTTGAACTTTGTGCCGAGATACGCCGCCAGATCCGGATAGGTCGCAATGCTCTGCACGCTGCCATCCAGTTCCAGATAACCGGCAGGAACGACACCCGTTGGAAACGACAGAACAGCACCGACCGGAACCGAGGATTTGAGCTGCGCGACTTCATTGGCCAGTGCGGCGACGTCGATGTTTCCCTGATTGATCGGCGCGTTCCAGGCTTTGATGCACCACATGACGGCGAGGTTGCGTGGTCGCGCCTCACTGCCCCCCGACGTGTTCATGTAGCTGGCGAAGTTGGAACTGCCTGTCTGCGTTCCATTGTCGGCAACGATACCCGCAGCGTTGGCGCCACCGGTATTGCCGAAAACGGGAATCCGGGTGTAGGTGTGGGCGTGAGCCTTGTTGTCATCCGCCTGCCAGCTACCGATCCCTCGACCGACATCAGTCCCGCGACCATGATCCCAGCCCCGCAGGAACTCACCGCGAGACTCCGGCAACCGGAAATTGCCGGTGCCCTCATCGCCCTTGTTGAATTTTGTACTCAGGTACGCCGCCAGATCCGGATAGGTTGCAATGCTCTGCACACTGCCATCCAGCTCCAGAAAGCCCGGCGGAACGATACCCGTCGGGAACGCCATGACAGCACCGACCGGAACGGCCGAGCCGAGGCGTGAGACTTCCTTGACCAGTGCCGCTACGTCGATGTTTCCCTGATTGACCGGCGCGTTCCAGGCTTTGATGCACCACATGACGGCGATGTTGCGGGGGCGGGTTTCTGTAGCGGCACCGAAATTGTAGGTTCTTACACGACCGATGGTCAGGTCAGGGTTGTCACCTTCCGTACGCAATACCCAATCCGTGGTTGTATCCTTCAATACAACAGTTGGAATCTCTCCATTCGGATCAGTGGCCTGCCCGCCACCCGAGCCTGTCGGAAGGAAATGGTAGTGAGCCTTGAGACTGTCTGACTGAGAACTGCCAGATGCACGCCCGGCATCCACACCCCGCCCATGATCCCAACCTCGCAAGAACTCCCCACGCGCTTCCGGCAAGCGGAAGTTCCCGACACCCTCATCCCCCTTGTTGAACTTGCCGCCCAGATAGGCGCTCAAGTCCGGGTAAGTCGCGCTGCTCTTGACGCTGTTGTCCAGCTCCAGGAAACCCGGCGGTGGCGAGTCAACCGGGAACGCAACAATCGACCCCACCGGCAACGCCGATGCCTTGGCAATCAGCGCCTCGACTTCAGCCTTGGTGTACGAATCCTTGATGCCAAACCCGGACAACGTGTCGGGATTCGACCCGGCCGTCGCACGGCCATATTCGTCGACGCTCAGACTCTTGTAAGTCCCGGCAGCAATCCCGGTGCGCCCTGCCAGCATCTTGAATGTCAGCGCGGTAGTGCCGAGCGTGATCGGCGCGTTGGTGGTCAGGTGCCACAGCGAATCGCCGTTGAGCGTGCCCTCTTCCACCATCACCGTCAGGCCTGGCGTGACCTTGGCGCTGACGTTGGCATCATTCGCCCGAATCCAGTTACCGTTGGCGACGATCCATAGGCCGTTGTCCTTGGCCAGGGTCTGATTCGGCAGCAACACGCGGTCACCGGCAATCACTGCCACGCCATCGATCTGCTGCGCACCGTTCAACACCACGTTGGCGGTGGCGGCGACACGTACCGATTGTTTGCCGTCGAGTTTGCCGAGTTCTTCGGCGAGGTAGCTCATGACCCAGGCGCGAGTGGCCTTGACCACCGTGTCGTCGATCAGCAGCGTCACCAGCGAGGCATTGCTGGTCTCGAAAATCGAGCGGATGTAGAACTCTTTGCCCGAGCCGGAGGTGGCCAGCACCGGCTTGAACGACTCCGGGTATTTGACGATCGCGTAGAGAATCCCGGTGTCGGTCCACAGGCCGGCTTCACGCACGTACCAGCCACCGACGTCCGGCGGGATGGTGACTTCGGCGAGCAGCCAGCTCGGATTTTTCTCGTCCTGGAACAGCGCGTTGAGCGGTCCGCGCCAGACTTCGCGTTTGAGCGCGGTAGCCGTCGCGGCCGGGTTGTAGACCGCGCCGCCGCCGTCGCCGACGGAAATCTGCGTCAGCTTGATCGGTACGCCCGCTGCCTTGCAGGCGGTTTCGTAGGCAATCCCTGCGTTGGTGAGCAGGGTGTAATAGTCAGCCATTCAGGCCCCCTGAGGATAAATAGTGGATGTTTCGACGGTGTACAGCGCAGCCGCCATGAAGGCCTCGCCAGATGTCTCGAGCCCTTCTAGGAACACCGGATAAACCGTGGTCAGCTCACCGCAGAAAGTCGCGGCGCCGATGACGTGATTGCCGAAGGCGCTGAGGCCGACCGACACCGACAGCACGTCCCGCTCGCTCTTGGCATCAGCCAGGCGCCGGTCGAGACGGGCGTCGATTTCTTCGCTGTAGGGTTGTTCGCTGAAGGCTCGCACGGAAAAACTGTAAGGCTCGCCGGGCGGGGTCTGTTCGTACCAGGCGCGGATTTCCGGCCTGAGCTGTAAACCCTTGGCGGCGTTCTCCAGCGCCCTGCGAGTGCCGGCCTGGCGCGCGGTGGGCCAGGCCAGTTCGACGGTCAGGCGCTTTTCCGCTTCCGGTGCGTCGGTGCTCCATTCGGCAACACCACGATCCGCTGCGAGATACGGCAGGAACGTGACGGGTGTCGAGGCCGGGTTCATCAGCTCGGGAAACGGCGGCGCGACGCGATCAAGCAATGCGCCGAAGCCGATGTCGAGTGCCCGTTCCAGCGCCGAGCTGTTGGCCGGCAGCAGGGTCGGACGCGGTGTCTGATCGGTCATAGCGTCTGCACCTCGACTTCGACCGCCGTGCAGTACGGCGCTTGAAACGCCGAGCACACAACGGAATCCAGAGGTTCAAGAATCTGCAATTGCACGGCGCCGGCGCTGTGCAGCGTGTAGTCGATCCAGCTCGGATCGACCCGGCCTTCCAGGCGATGGCAGCTGTCGGCGTAGGCCTGCAAGTGTTGCTGCGCGGCGACCTTGGTCAGGCCCGAATCCGGGCCGGAATTGATCTTCGCCACGACGCGGATTTTGTAGCGCTGAATCTCGGCGCCTTTGACTGTGACCTTGTCTGTCTCCGGACAAACATCGGGCCGGGCAAAGTGTTGGCGTACACCTTCGAGCAGCGTCGGGGACGGTGTACCGTCGCCCTCGCGGGCAAGCACGGTGACTTGCACTTCGCCCGGTGCGGTGCGACGGCCGTTACCGTCCTTGACCTGAGCGGCGAGACCGTCCGGGGCGAAGGTGTAAGTGACGTTCACGACACCGGCATCGGTGGATTCGACTTTCACCGTCGGCCGTTCGCCCAAGGTGAACACCTCGCGGCGATACTGCATCCGCGAACCCGCTGCCGGCGCATGGGGCGCCAGGTAATAGCGCAGCCGGGCGTCATCGTCGCTCTCGTAAATCGCCGGCACTGGCGGGAATGCCGCCGGGTCACCCGGATCAAGCAACTGTCGCTCCAGGCCCATGTCCGCCAACCGCGCATCAAGGTTGCTGCCGGTGGCCCACCACGCCAGCATCTGCTTGATCCGGGCGTTGTATTTGCGTTCGTGGGTTTGCAGGCGGACGCAAAAAGCCTCAAGCGCGAGGGTCAGCAGTTCGCTTTCGTTTTCCAGGCTGGTCTTGAGTTTTTCCGCGCTCTGCGGCGAGCGCGCGCCGACGTACTCGATGACGAAGGTCTTGAACTCGGCGAGCAGATCCTCGAAGGCATCGACCTTGATCAAGGAGGGTTCGGCCAATTGATTCTGGCCGGGGATCAACATGCTCATGTCACGACCTCGAAAGTCTGTTGGCGGTTTTTCCAGGTGCCGGCAAACCGCAACAGCAATCCCGCGCCCTGTCGGGTGGCGACGATCACGCCGGGCTGGAAATCGCCGATGCCGTTCTGCGGGTTGTAAAACGCCTGGGCTGCGTGGCTCTGGGCGAGCAACAGGATGTCGTCGCCCAGGTTTTGCCCCAGCAGCGTGGGGATCAGCGAACCGTATAAGGGCCGTTTTTGCCGGGTGCCCAGCGGCGTGGTCAGGGCCCGGGTCGCGCGCTGCACGAATTGCAGCCAGTCGTCGACCGTGGCCCCGCTGTCTCTATCGATTCCGATCATGGGAAGCTCTTGATTCAGGGGCTGATGACGCGGCCCTGGTGATCCACCAACGGGCCGCTGAAATGCACGCCCGAGGCGTCGATGGTCAGGCCGACCGCGCCCAGTTGCAGGTTGATCGCTTGCGGGGTCATCGCCAGCCGTGCCGGACCTATGCTCAGCTCAAGCGACTCGCGAGAACCGTTGAAGGCGGCCGGACCGTTTTGCCAGTGCAGCGTGTGAGTGGCGTCGTCGTAACCGCTTTCGCTGCCGTCCTGATGGACGCGACGAGTCAACGTCGGGACCGTCGAGGTCGGCGGAAAACGGTCACTGTTCAGGCCGAACAGCGCCACGCTCTGTGCGCCGCTTTCACCGCTGCCGTAGTTGAACAGCAGACACTGCTCACCCACCGTCGGGATCCGCGACTCGCTCTGCGCGCCGGCGCTCGGGTTGAAGAACTTGATGGCGGGTGTCAGCAATCCACCGTGGCTGACCCGGCAGGTGTTACTGGCGGCATCGACTTCCTGACAGATGCCGATACGGCAATAACTCTCGGCGCGCCGGTGCAGGTCTTCGATCTCGGCTTCCATTTCCGCCAGGCGTTCGATGATCGGGCCCAGTTGCATTCGCAGTAACGCGTCGAACATCGGTCAGGCCTCCAGCGTGGTGTATTGGTCGGGGTCGTCGATGTCGCTGACTTCCCAGGTGCGGGCGAATTTCGGTGTGCCGAGCGGGTCGTCGAGCAAGGTCGGGCCCAGGTAGAGGGTCTGGTTGAACGACAGCGTCCAGGCTTTGTTCGGCTGATCGGCGCGGATGAGCACTGACGGCAATCCATCAATGTTCATCGGCAGATCGCATTGCTCGCCAGGCAAGCCCCAGCGGTTGTCGGTGATCAGGTTCTTCAGTGCGGCGATCAAATCGCACGCCGCAAACGCCGTGGCAGACAGCGCCGGAATGACTTGCAGCGACAGCGTCAGCACATGGGCGATGCGCCCGTTGGCGGCGCGCTCCCCCGGTGCATTTCGCTCGATGTCGATCAGCACCCAGGCCTTGTCGCCGGGGGCTGTGAAGTCATCGTGATTGCCGACCTGCACGTTCAGCTCGGAGCTGTTGCGCAAGGCTGTCGCCATCGCCGTGAACAACTGCGAAGGCTGCTGAATCGGTGTGGGCATGCTTGACCTCCTTTTCTGATGTCCACGCGAAGTCCCGCCGCACAAGGTGCAGCGAGGCAGGAAAGTGAAGGATTTACTGTGAGTCGCGGGGCGGGACTTCGCAGACACCGATGCGCTTGGCGGCCCAGCGTTCATACAGACCGATGGCCACGTCGGCACCGGCCATTGCTGTCAGGCAACCGATCGCGCACGCGGCCCAGATGGACATACCGGCGGCATACAGCAGCATGATCGCCGACACCCCGCAGATAACGCAGGCCCCGGAACGCAACGCCAGACGTCGGATCAACGCCCAGCCGCGGGCGCCCTCCTTGTCAGCGCGCCACATTTCGCCGGATACGCCGCCCACCAGGGCGAGCAGAATGACCAGCCAGATCGGCATGTCCGCCAACGCTTGTTGCTCGTTTGTCATGTCACGCCTCCTGGTGTGATGGATGAGTGGTGTGTGTTGGATTCAATCGTTTTCTCTTTAGGCAGGCATTCCAAAAAGCCCGGCGACAGGCCCGGGCTTTTCAGTAATGCGCTCCCGATGACTTAACTGGCTGAGCGCCTGGGACAGTCGCATCCGGTCAGTTGATATCGCAGGCTGTCAGTAAGGAGCTACTGGCCAGACAATATTTGCCGGATAACCCGGCTGCTTATCGATGTCGCTGACGGCAATCGAATACTGCTTGTGCGCCAGCAGCTGAGCCTCGTCCGCGGCCGAAGCGACGCCGAGGTCAACTTTGAACTGCAGGGAATTCAGCAGAAGCCAGTTGGCGGCAAAATTCAGCAATTGCCATTTCTGTTGCTCGGCTTCGTTACGCAGTTCTTCGTCGGACGGCGGGGTAAATGTCCAGACCTCATTAAAGGTCGCCGACCAACCCACACGAATTTCGCTGTTACCGGTGACATCAACCCAGAAGGACGTCGGCGAAGCCGGTGCGTCCGGGATGACCTCACTTTCTCTCAGCTGGGTGACTTTGCCGTATTCAACCAGTGCATAGAGATTCATGGTTTAACTCCTTGGTTTGTTGTTGATCCAGATGCATGCGGTGATGAAACCTGGCAGGCATTCCAAAAAAAGCCCGGCAATCCGCCGGGCTATTCAGTCATGCACTGCGGTCACTTGCGAACGATCAAACGGTGTTTATGGAACTTCAGGCCAAGTGATTGCCAGCGGATAACCTGGCTGCTTGTTAACGTTGCTCATATCAACGAAAAACTGCTTATAGGCCTGCAACCCCGCGATATCGGCAGGCGTCGCCAGGCCCAGTTCAACCTTCTGCTCCAGCGCGGTCGCAACCAGAGTGGCGTTGACGCGATCAAACCGGCGGGCTCGTTCGGCGCGCAGTTGCATGGACAACTGCGATGGCTGCCCCCACATATCGCTGTCGGTAAAGGTCCAGACGCCATCGGTATTTACCGCGTTCCAGGAGTAGTCGATCTTGGGCAATGCGGTGACATCCACCCAGACCTGGCTTGCCGGAAAATCGTCGGTGATCGGATTGTTGGTTTCGAAAATGTTGTCGACCTTGCCATCCACAACACGCACGTACTTCTTCATGGTCATCATCCCTTTTGATTGCCGGTCTCCCGGCATTTCTGTTCCTGCCCAGAAGGCATTCCAAAAAGCCCGGCAACTCGCCGGGCTTTTCAGCAATGCATTCACGGAAACGGGATTTGATCGGTGCTGCGAATCAGAAAGGAGCAACCGGCCAAATGATCTGCGGAAACACTGCGTTGTTTTTCACTTCACTCAACGCAATGAAATACTGCTTGTAGGCAACCAGTGCCGCTTCCTCTGCCGGGGTGGCAACTCCCAGATCCAGCTTGTATTGCAGTGGGTTGAAATCCAGCCAGCGTGCGGCTTCGTCAAAGCGCAGTTGCATGCGACCGTTGGTGAATTGCTCCTGCTCTGCGGCCGTTGTCTCGAGATACTCTTCACCGGCAGGCCCCCACTGCATCTTCATCCCCGGTTGCACAGCATCGTTACCGGTGATGTTCCGCCATCCCGCGCTCGGTTCGGCAGCCGGGCCGGCTGGCGCTTCACCTTCAGTGTCCAGAACCTGGAGAACGACGGTGTAACCCATCGCAGTCAGTGTCAGTGCATATCGATTCATTCCAATTTCCTTATAAGCAGTTCTGAAGCGAACCCGGTTTGTGGATGTCTGTCAGTGCGAGACGACTGAACAGACTGTTTGCCGGATAGTCCGGCTGTTTTTTCCAACCTCCTCGGCCTGCTATTTTTCAGAGGAGGTTCGCGATGACATCTGGCAGGCATTCCAAAAAGCCCGGCAACTCGCCGGGCTTTTCAGTAATGCACTCCTTTGCCTTCCTTCAATCCTGTGTTTCTGAAGGAAGCTGACTTTTCGGCGCTACTGGCGCGGTACGAGTCCATTCAAATTGTTTTTCCGACCGCGGTCCCTGCCCGCCGGATAACTGCTTCTGGTGCTTTACGCTGCACACCCGGGTCAGTTGCCAACCCTCTGAACCGTTGAGGCCGGTTCATCGCTGCCTGTTCTTGTGGAACTAAAGAGCTGTTGTTGCCAGCCGCTTTGTCGAGCGGCTTGGTGGCAAGAGTATGCATGGATGCATATACAGTCAATGCGTAAATGCATTTATTTATGCATGAAAAATGCGCTAATGCATGAAAGCCCCGCCAGTCAAGGGTTGGCCGGTTTTCTACAGGCGAAAAAAAACCCGCCGCGGCGGGTTTTGTCAGAAAGGAATCAGGTTATCGGGCGTACATGCCCCACCAGAAGACGTGACCGAGGATGACGATCTGCTCTTCCTGCATATCCTGGAAGCTGTAGTCCTCGTCCGGATGCTCATCGCGATTGAAGCTGCGCAGACGGATACCGGTAGGCAGGCGATAGAGCTGCTTCACCCGCAATTGACCGTTGTGGTTGATCGCATAAAGATCGCCATCAATGATGTCGCCGATCCCGCACTTGCCGGCATTGACGCCGACCGTGGCGCCGTCGCGCAGTACCGGCAACATGCTGTTGCCCCGTACCGTCACGCATTTGGCCTGATCGAACTGCACACCGTTATGGCGCAGGCTGCGCTTGCCGAAGCGCAGGCTGGAGCGTTCGCTCTCTTCGATGACGAATCTTCCTGATCCAGCAGCCAATTCAACCTCGCGAAGAAAGGGCACCGACACCTCATCGTCATCGACGGGGGTGTCGTCGTCCCACAGGCTTATGTCCTTGAGTTCGGAATGCAACTCGTCGCGTCCGACGTTGGCGGCGGGCGCAACATCTGCGCGCCCGCGCAACTGATCGGTGCTCACGGCAAAGTACTCGGCGATCTTCGAGATGTGCTTATCCGAAGGATCGACGATCTTCCCGCTGAGAATCCGCGAGAGCGTGGATTGAGGCACGCCGGTGCGACGGTGGAGCTCCGTGGGGGAGATCCCGTGCTGGTCGAGCAGTGCTCTTAAGACGGTAGATACGTTGCGTTTTTGCATAACGCGCATAGTGCTTGAAGTTTTT